TTCTCCGGTCAATCTTCCTGGTTTTACTTCTGGCATAAAGTCTCCTGTGCCCGTCTTTTCTTTAGTTCTGCCACATCATTTTTTAGACCATTTATTAATGCGCCATCTGCGGCAATGATAGCTTCTTGAAATTCGCTCATTTTGCAATTCCCTTGTTAGTTGTGAAGATGAGAGTCTATTTCATTTAGGGGCAGTTTGTCAAGTTATTTTATACTGATCTTAGCTGTTATAACTGAAAACAGTCAATGCTACTGTTTTTAACTGCTTTGGATTACTACTGATCTTACTGAATTAACTGGATTTTTTAAGTCTACTGAAGGCTAAAAAACGAACTAAATACAGTAAGACTGAACTGTTTTCCAGTTAATTTAACTTGATTTACGTAATACTGTTTTAGGAAATAACTAGCGTACGGAAAGTAATGTAAGTTAATGTTAACGCTCAATAAAAAGTGAAATCATTATTGTTTTAACTGCTAACTGTTTTCTTACTTGTTGACTGTTTTTAACTGTTTTATTTTCGTGGGGGCATTGGGAGAGTAGGCAGGTTGGGAAATCGCTTCGTGTTACTGAATATTAAGCTATCAAGTAAAAAGTTGAACTGTTTTTGCAAGGAAATAACTAGGCAGGTGAACTGTTTTTATTTCCTTATATATATTTTTAAAGTTAAGAGTAATTCAGTGACACAGTAAAACACAGTTATTTATTTAACTTAAGTCACTGCTTATAATAAGAAAAGCGTGTATAACTGGATTTCAAAAACAGTCAACAAAACAGTTTAAAACAGTTTAAAACAGTTTAAATAAAAATTAACTGCCTTGAAAAACTGCCCGCTTCTTCTTGCTACCATTGAGAAAACACGAAAAAATCTTATTGTATAAGTCCCCCCCCCCTTTCTTACTGTCTAGTAGAAATTAACTGTGTAGTAGAATCATTCTCATTTAGGCTTATTTTCAAAACACCCCGCGAAGCCACGCCAGCATGCTGCGTCGAAGAAACTCATCAATGATACCAAGGCTTAGCGGGCTTTTTCAAAACGTAGTGGAATCATTCTCATTAAGCCCCAGGAAGCCCGGCCAGCACCCTGCGCCACTTCAACTCATCAATGATACCAGGGCTTCCACGGCGATAAAAAAGTTATCCACAGGCTATAAAATACTCGCAAATCCCACAACTAAAAGTAGCGCCACAATAACCATACACATCAAAAGTAGACTGCCAATATATCGCGCATAGTCCCGTGATTGCTTTTTAATGCCCGGTGCCAATTGTGGCGGCCCTGTTAACATATTAATTCTTGCCCTTCGTTGATTTTTGTCCATACTAAACCCCCAGAATAAAAAACAAACAGATTCTTGCTATCAAGCAAGCCGAAATAAACGCTACTATATACCAGATCATTTTAAACCCCTCTCTTAAATTCAATTGACCAAACTATACCAAAGGCGAACACGCATACCGCCGCTATCAAATAGCAATCCATAACTTCATAGATGCTTAATGCTGTATCTATTATGTCCACGTTGTTAGCTCCTGTATTTTGGCTTTCGCAATATGGTTTTGGTGCGCTGTGATTAGCCCACGATACCCCGCTTTAATTCCATGCCACATATTAGGATTAGTAGCAAGTGCGCTTTTAGCTCCATCTATGCTTCTTTGCGAAGTTGCCACATTTATAAACTTAACTTTCATAATACTAAACCCCCAATTTAACAGCGATTGAACGGCCTAGAACATACCCAGCAACGCAGCAAACTACAAAGATAAGCATTAGCATGTCCGGCTCCTTAAATAATGTTGTGTAAAGATGTTACTTAGTGTTTGTTGTATTGGTTACTCGAAGCGCGAATCAATACGCTGATTACTTCAGTCCCTTAGAAAATGCTTGGGTATACGCTTCGTGATTAGTATACCCCAAGCCAATGCCACTACCTACCACTGTGCGAAATCCGCCATGTTTCCAGTCTGGGCAATACTGAACCGATACCACAACAGTTTGCCCTTTCTTGATCGTTATACCAACACATACTACATCAAGCAAAGCAGTAGCGCGTTTAGTTCTTAGTGTATCAATAATCATCATCATTCCCCTTTAATATTTACGTTATAAGATAGTACGGTATGAATCATATCTCAAACATTTACATCCGTCAACAACTACATAACATAGTCGACGTGTGATTAGATAGATGAAGTGCGCGCGTGTACCATATAACGCAATGAATGTCAAGCCCCCCAGCACGCGAGAATTTTTGAGTATCCCGCGACCCCACCCACCCCCGACCCCCACATTTTTTCGAGGCCCGCGCTCGCACCTTTACATTGAGTTTTAGCCATTCGTAGACTACAAAAATATTTTAAAAATTCTAAACCGCAAATCCCCCTAATAAGAATCAGTCTCAATAAAAATATATTGCAAAAAATTTAAATCCAAGGTATAATACAATCTTACAAATTACCCCACACCTCCATGACAAACTACATAAACGAAGTAGACAACTCCACCAAGGGAGTAAACCTGCCAAAAGGGTTGTATGCCAGAAACGGCAAAGCCGAACAGATTATGAAGTTAGTTGCAGAAGGTCTAGGTACCCGTGAAATACAAAGGCTCGCTAATGCTACAGGCCGTACAGTCAGACGATATAGAGACACCCTGCAGAAAGTAATAGGTGTAGAATTTAAATGTAAGTGTGGCAAACCTGCAGCGCACCAAGACCATTGCGAGAAAATATGAACCAAGAATTACAAGATGCCTATAATGAATGGTTGATCAAGTTCGGTTTTCGAGAAGTCATAGTGTTTAAGGCTATGTGGTGTAGGCACATTGATAAAATAACTACATATGAAATGAAACCTTTTGGAACTAATGGTGCTGCATCTTGGTATACACTAAAACAACCACACGAAATACTTGACACAGAAACGCAAATGTAGTATAAAGTAATTAACAACACCCCCAACGCCTCTAGACCCGCCAAAGGCAAAGCGCACCATCGGGGGTTTTTAACGCCACACAACACCATAACTTATGGCGCAAAGTATTAACTTAGATGATCTTTTGGAAGGCGTCGTTCCATACGAGCCTGCTTTGCTGCGGGTGCCATTAAATACATCCGACTTGTTGCCAGAAGACCAACTCCTCAAAGCAACTGCCAAAACTGCCCAAGACGTACTAAAGCGTTCGGGTATCTCTGAAGTAGAAATCACACAAGATGATATAGATGATGCCCAAACGATGTTCATGGAGCATATCAAGCAAGTGCCACAAACCAAACAGAAGATCAAGAACCGTAAGCCTGAAACTATTGTCAAGCTGGAAGCCCTTGTCTCTGAGTATGACTGGCGCGTAGTCCAACATGCAGATCAGATACGGTTCTTGGTAACAAATAAGCTCATAGGACTGAGCGACCATCGCGACCCACGGGTGCAGTTAAAGGCTGTAGAACTGCTAGGCAAGCTGGCAGATGTGGGTATGTTCGTAGACAAGCAAGAGATAACATATAAACAACAGACAGCGGAAGAACTCCAACAGCAACTGCAACAGAAGCTGGGCATACTCATACAGGGGGAGATAGTCGATGCAGAAATACAGATGGACACGCCAAGAAAATATAGAGCGGAGAAGGGCGTAACTCCACTACCGGACTTACCTGAAGTTGATCTTGATAAGATGTTGAGGGGGTAAATGCTAGGAGCCCTGAGAGAACAACTGAAGGCCATGCCTGCGCACCAGCAACAGCAGGTGATAAATAACATTGGCAAGCTGCCAGATAGAGAGAAAGCCGAACTTCTACAACTACTCGCAGAGATTGACAAGCGGACTAAGCGGGATGCAGCACAAGGTGGGTTTCTTGACTTTATTAAGGCGGTGTATCCGGGGTACAAGATAGGTAACCACCATAAGAGGCTCGCAATACTGCTTGAGAATGCTATCAAAGGGGACAAAAAACGCATTATAGTCAACATAGCGCCTCGGATGGGGAAGTCAGAAATGGCATCATACCTGTTTCCGGCGTGGTTTTTGGGGCAGTATCCTGATAAAAAGATCATCATGGCGACTCATACGGCGGATTTGTCAGTATCTTTTGGTAGGCGGGTACGGGATTTGGTTGACTCAAGTGATTATAGAGAAATTTTCCCTAGTGTTAAACTGAATCAAGATGCTAAAGCTGCAGGACAATGGAATACAAGCGTTGGTGGACAGTATTATGCGGTTGGTGTGGGTGGTGCGTTGGCAGGGCGAGGCGCAGATATCTTCGTAATTGATGACCCACACAACGAGCAGCAAGCAAAAACAAATAATCCTACAGCTTTCTTACCTGCATGGGATTGGTTTCAGTCAGGACCGCTACAAAGGTTGATGCCTAACGGGGTTATCATCGTAGTTATGACTCGTTGGAGTATGTTGGACCTCACAGGGCAGCTTGTGAACCACATGATTAAGAATCCTGACGCAGATCAATGGGAAGTTGTTGAGTTTCCGGCAATACTTAACGAAAATGAGGAGAATGAACGGTCTTTATGGCCTGAATTCTGGCCTTTGGAGGAGTTAAAGAAAAAACGTGCAGGTATGGATGTACGTTATTGGTCTGCGCAGTACATGCAGAACCCATCTTCAGAGGGAGCACAGCTTTTAAAACGGGAATGGTGGAGGCATTGGGAGTATGAGGACCCTCCAGACTGTGAATATACTATAATGTCTTTAGATGCAGCACAAGAAGCCCATAATAGAGCCGATTATAGCGCAGTAACAACTTGGGGTGTATTTTACCGCGAAAACCCTGATACTGGCAAGCCTGTTGCGAATATTATTTTGTTAAATTCATGGAAAGCCCGTATGGAGTTCCCGGAACTCAAGGCCAAAATGATCGCCGAGTATAAAGAATGGAAGCCGGACACGTTTATCGTGGAAAAGAAATCAGCAGGTGCCCAGATTGTGCAGGAGTTCCGGGCTATGGGGATACCAGTTGAGGATTTCACACCCGGAAAGGGCGACAACAAGATTGCTAGGGTAAATGCTGTTAGTGATATTTTATCTTCTGGTTTGGTATGGGCACCTACAGATCGCAAGTGGGCCCAAGAGGTGATTACAGAATGCGCGAATTTCCCAATTGCGCAAAATGATGACCTCTGTGACAGCATGACTTTAGCTTTAAGGCGGTTCAGGGCAGGTGGGTTTATAACGCTGCCCTCCGACTTTGAAGATGAACTGCCTGAATTCCGTGGGCAACAACAACGAGGATACTTTATATCATGATGGATTTTACTAAATTAAAAAGATTTGGCAACTGTTAATTTATATGATATTATATCCTTATTTAAACAGATGGGTATTTTATGTGGACTATTGAAGATCAGATGGCAGATAAAGAATTTGTTGCATCATTACCTAAGTCAAGGGTAGAAGCAAAATCATTAGGGGTAAATAAATACTATACTAAGCCTTGTATACATGGGCATGATACTTATAGACATACGGTTAGCGGGACCTGTGGGACTTGTTCTTCGCTAAGTGCAGCCAAACATAGAAAAGCACTTACTCCTGAAGTATTAGCAAGCTACAACAAAAAAGCTAGTGATAATTGGAAGGCTAGTGGTGGACGTAAAGGAGCTAGGAACACATGGACAAAAAATAATCCTAAATCAATGTGGGCCAGTATGGTGCTTTGTGGAGCACGACAACGAGCGAAAGGAAAAGATGTAGCGTTTAATATTACTAAGGACTATATATTATCCATACTTCCTGATAATTGCCCTATATTTGGAACACCTTTCGCATTTTCAGGGAACAAGAAAATATGTCCAGAAAGCCCTTCATTAGACAGGATTGATCCAAAATTAGGGTATGTAGTGGGAAATATAGCAGTTATCTCGATGAAGGCAAATGTCATAAAGTCCAGTGCAAATGTAGAAGAAATACAGAAAGTAGCTGACTGGCTAAAAACTAAAATATAGGAAAATAAAACATGATTGGAAAAGGGCTTTATGCCGCACCACAAGGGGTTGAAGATTTACCTGACGAACCAGATTTGTCCATTGAGATTGGAGACCCCGAACGTGTAGAGATTAGTGGTGGTGGGATGGATATTATACTTGAACCGGGAGATGAGAATGAACCTGCTGATTTTTCTGATAACCTTGTTGATTTTATTAATGATAGTGTCCTCGCAACTCTAGCTAGCGAATTAATTGGGGAATACCAGACAGACGAAAACTCCCGCAAAGACTGGATAACAACTTATGTGGATGGGCTGCAGTTACTTGGTTTAAAGCTCGATACCGCAACAGAACCTTGGGTTGGTGCTTGTAATGTATTCCACCCCCTGCTTACCGAGTCTCTTGTAAAGTTCCAAGCAGAGACTATCACAGAAACATTCCCCGCAGCAGGTCCGGTAAAGACGCAGATTATTGGGAAACAGACCAAAGAAAAAGATCAAGCTGCAGCTCGCGTAAAAGAGGATATGAACTACCAGCTTACCGAGAAGATGCCAGAATACAGACCTGAGCATGAGAAGATGTTGTGGGGCTTGGGGCTTGCTGGTAATGCATTCAAGAAGGTGTACTTTGATCCGAGTCTGGATAGGCAGGTGTCGCTGTTCGTACCCGCAGAAGATTTGGTTGTGCCTTATGGAGCGTCAAGTTTAGCTACGGCCCCTCGCGTAACCCACATCATGCGCAAAACCGAGAATGAGATTCGCAAACTACAAGTAGCTGGGTTTTATGCGGATATTGATTTAGGTGAACCCAACCACATCATTGAAGAAGTTGAGAAGAAGATTGCTGAGAAGATGGGGTTCAGCGCCACGATGGATGATCGTTTCAAGCTCTTGGAGATGCATGTAGACTGGGATTTGGAAGGGTTTGAGGACGTAGATAAAGATGGAGAACCAACAGGCATTGCCCTTCCCTACGTAATTACAATAGAACAAGGTACCACGAAGGTGTTGGCTATCAGGCGTAATTGGGTAGAAGGGGACAAGACCAAACAGAAACGGCAGCACTTTGTTCATTATGGATATGTACCCGGATTTGGTTTTTATCATTTAGGGCTAATACATCTCATAGGAGGTTCAACACAAAGCGCGACACTGATAACTCGCCAAGCAGTAGATGCAGGAACACTATCAAACTTATCAGGTGGTTATAAGACTCGTGGGTTACGTGTAAAGGGTGACGATACACCAATATCTCCCGGAGAGTTCAGAGATGTAGATGTGCCTAGTGGGGTGCTGCGCGATAACATTATGCCACTGCCTTATAAGGAACCCTCATCCGCTTTGATCGGGCTAAAAAATGAGATAGTAGAAGATGGACGCAGGATGGCGGGATCGGCTGATTTGGCTCTGTCTGATATGTCGGCAAATTCTCCTGTAGGCACAACTCTCGCAGTTCTTGAACGTAGCTTGAAGGTTATGGGGGCAGTACAGGCGCGTATTCATTCGTCAATGAGACAGGAGTTTAAGTTACTCTCAGCGATTATTAGAGACTACGCACCAGATGAGTATGCCTATGATCCAGAAGCAGGAGATCGTAAAGCTCGCCAGTCTGACTATGATATGGTTGAGGTTATTCCTGTAAGTGATCCTAACGCCGCTACAATGAGTCAGAAGGTAGTTCAGTATCAAGCAGTAATGCAGATGGCTCAAGCTAATCCACAGATTTATGACCTACCAGAACTTAACAGGCAAATGTTGGACGTATTAGGTATTAAGAATGTAGCAAAACTTATACCTACCACAGAAGATCAAAAACCTGTTGATCCTGTATCTGAGAACATGGCGCTACTGAATGGCAAACCTGTAAAGGCATTTATTAATCAGGACCATGACGCACATATCGCTGTATTGCAGAGTTTCTTACAAGACCCAAAAACAGCACAGATGATAGGTCAGAACCCACAAGCGCAATCTATTATGGCTGCAGGTATGGCACATCTCAACGAACATATCGCCTTCCAGTATCGTAAACAGATAGAAGAACAATTAGGTGTGCCGCTACCCGGCATGGAGGAAGTATTACCTGAAGATGTTGAGACAGAAATATCAAGGCTCATGGCAGTAGCAGCACAGCAACTAGCCCAGAAGAATCAAGTAGAAATGGCACAGCAGCAAGCACAACAACAGCAGCAAGACCCGCTAATTCAGATGCAACAAAAAGAGCTTGAGCTAAAAGAGCAGGAAATACAAATAAAAGCGCAAAAGTCCGCTGCAGATATTGAGATGGATAGAGCCCGTATAGCTGTCGATAAGATACGCATAGAGTCTCAAGAACGTATTGCTGGGGCGCAGATGGGGGTTAAGCTGGATGAAGTAGAGCACAAGAAGAAGTTAGAGAATGACATTAACGAGGCTAAATTTGCAATGGAGGGAAGTAAACTTGGGGCACAGATAGCGCACAATAATAAACAAATAGAAGTGCAACGTGAGCAGATTCAACAACAAAAAGAAGTCCAGAAAGAAGCACAAAAACAGAAACATAAAGGAGAGAAGTAAATGAAAGAAACGCTAACAGCCTTGGCTAAACAGATCGAGGAGGAGCGCATGAGGATTGTAGAGCATCTAGGTACCGGGTGTGTCAAAGACTATGCGCAATACCAACAAGCATGTGGCAAAGTACTAGGTCTTATGACGGTAACAGGCATGATCGCAGAAAAACTGCGCAACACTTTGGAGGACGGAGATGACGAGTAAAAAGACAACACAGTGGGATAAAAGCAAACCACGAGTAGAATTGGTAGTACCTGATGTAGAAGCCTCAGATGAAGGAGAAGAAATTACGTCCGCTACCCAACTCCCAGACCCGAAAGGGTATCGCATTTTGTGTGGCGTCCCCAAGATCGAGGATAAGTATGAGAGTGGTATTCTGAAGGCAGGGAACACTCGACAGGTTGAAGAAAACGCTACGGTTGTTTTGTATGTAATGAAGATGGGGGATATGTGCTACAAGGATGAACAGAAGTTCCCTACAGGTGCTTGGTGCAAAGAAGGTGATTTTGTCATTACCCCAGCATATGCAGGCACACGTATTAAAATTCATGGAGTAGAGTTTAGAATTATTAATGATGACACAGTTACTGCTGTGGTGGATGATCCACGCGGGTATTCCCGCGCATAAAGGAGAATTAAATGACTGACGAATATAATGATAAAGATGTAGAGGATGTACTAGACATTAGCACTGATGAAGATGTTAGTGTAGAAGTAATTGAAGTTGATGACACTCCAGTAGCAGATCGTAACCAGAAACCAATGCCCAAAGAAGTTGTGGAGGATTTGGAGAAGGATGATCTTGGGGAGTATTCCAACAAAGTTAAAGAAAGGATGGCGCAGTTAAAGAAGGTTTGGCATGATGAACGCCGCGCAAAAGAAGCCGCTGATAGGGAACGTATTGAGGCAGTAAAGTTTGCATCTTCTATTATTGAGGAAAACAAGCAACTCAAGAACAACCTTAGCTTCGGGGAACAGGCTTATGCTGCTACGCTTAAAAATGCTACTACTGGAGAGATGGAAGCCGCCAAACGAGACTATAAGGAGGCCTATGATTCTGGTGATGCTGACAAGATTATAGCCGCGCAAGTCAGACTCAATGCTGCACAGTTACAAAAGGTTCAAGCAGACAATTATAAACCACAATTTGAAAATACTTTACAAACGGTTGATAATAGTGTATATATACAACCTGAACAGACCCCAGTCGCTTCACCCGACCATAAAGCCTTAGTTTGGCATTCCAGAAATGGGTGGTTCGGTAAAGATAAAGAAATGACCAGCTTGGCTAAGGGCCTGCACGAGAAATTGGTTTTGGAAGATGGGATTGATCCCGGTTCCGATATATACTACAAACGCATTGATGACACGATGCGCCAAAGGTTCCCAGAGAAATTTGAGAACGACACTACGGATGATGGAGTAACATCCACTCCGCGCAATAGACCGACTAATGTAGTAGCCTCAGCTACTCGTAGTACCGCACCTAAAAAAGTACATCTCAGTAAGACACAGCTAGCTATCGCTAGGAAGTTTGGGTTAACGCCTGAGCAGTACGCAAGAGAACAAATTAAATTGGAGAATTCAAATGGCGGCAGATGATATTAAGATTGACACTAGAGCAACACGAGATATGACCACACGTAGTAACTTTCAACGAGCAGCATCATGGGCTCCAGCAGAGTTGCTACCCCAAATTAATAAAGTACCGGGTTGGGCGTATCGTTGGGTTCGCACTAGCATGTTAGGACAGTCTGACGCTAGGAATGTTTCTTCGCAAATTCGCGAAGGTTGGGAGCCAGTACAGCTTTCAGACCATCCAGAGGTACAGCTATTCACCAATGATGCTAATGATAAAGGGCGTATTGAGGTGGGTGGGCTAATGCTATGTAAGATACCGGAGGCTTTCGTTGAGCAACGTAATGCGTATTACCACAATAAGACGCAAGAACAGACAGCCGCGATTGACCACAACTTTATGAAAGAGAGTGATAGACGTATGCCTTTGTTTTCAGAGCGCTCATCTACCACAAAATTTGGATCAGGTAGTAAATAACAGGAGATTATTAAATGGCAACAACCGCTGCACCATACGGCCTACGGCCCGTAAACCTTATTGGTGGTCTACCATACGCAGGGAGCACTCGACAAATTAAGATTGCTTCTGGTTACGCAACAAACATCTATAACGGCAGTATCGTAGCGATTGTCGCTGCTGGTACTATTGAAGTGCCTCTTACTCCCGTAGTTGGTAGTGCAGCTAATCCGCTTCCAGCAGGCACTATCGGCGTATTTGTAGGATGTACGTACACTGACCCTAGCTTGAAGTATAAGATTTTTTCTCAATACTGGCCTACAGGTACCGTAGCTTCTGATGCTATGGCGTATGTTGTGGATGATCCTAACGTCCTGTTCCAAGCGCAATCAGCAGGTTCTTTGGTGCAAGCAGAATTGGGTACTAACGTGCCTCTAGCTGCTGCACAGTCTACTTCTACAGGCAGTACAACTACTGGTAATTCTACCTCGGCACTCAGTGCAACTACTGCAGTGACTTCTGGGATTGCTTTCAGGATTGTGGATTTTGTGGAGTCTACTACTTCTACAGTTGGTGATGCTTATACTGATGTTCTGGTTAAGTTCAATCCGCTGTCCCACTCTTACACTAACCCAACAGGCATCTAAGGAGAAATGAATTATGGCAATTAGCCGCGCACAACTAAAGAAAGAACTTTTACCCGGCCTGAACGCCCTGTTCGGTCTGGAATACAAACGGTATGGCGAAGAACATAAAGAAATTTATGAAATCGAGACTTCTGAGCGTAGTTTTGAAGAAGAAACAAAACTCTCTGGTTTCCAAGCAGCCCCTACCAAAAACGAAGGTAACGCAATCGCTTACCAAAATGCGCAAGAAGCATGGACTGCACGATACAACCATGAAACAATCGCACTTGGTTTCTCCCTCACAGAAGAAGCGATGGAAGATAATTTGTATGATACTTTATCAGCACGTTATACTAAAGCACTGGCCCGTAGTATGGCGTACACCAAGCAGGTAAAAGCTGCCACGGTGCTTAATACAGCCTTTACTGGAACTGTTGGTGGTGATGGTGTAGTACTTTGTTCCGCTTCGCACCCGCTGGTAAATGGCGGTGTTAATAGCAACATCCCTACGGTAGCTACTGACCTGAACGAAACGGCTTTGGAAAATGCTGTTATTCAAATCGCTGCATGGACTGATGAGCAAGGTCTGTTGATCGCCGCTAAACCTAAGAAGCTGGTAATTCCTCCATCCCTGCAATTCGTCGCTACTCGTATTCTTGAGACTTCCCTCCGGGTTGGTACTACAGACAACGACATTAACGCGCTGAAGAACAACGGGGCGATACCCGAAGGGTATACCATAAATCACTGGATGACCGACACCAACGCGTGGTTTTTGACAACTGATGTTCCTAATGGTCTGAAGCATTTTATTCGGGTGCCGTTGGCTACATCTTTCGAAGGTGACTTTGATTCGGGAAACATGAGGTATAAAGCGCGTGAGAGGTACTCCTTCGGCTATAGTGATCCGCTTGGGATTTATGGTTCCGCAGGAGCTTAATAGAATCAAGTAGTTAGCGTATACTTAGAGCCCACTTCGGTGGGCTTTTTGTTTGTTTCAATTTCCTTGACAACCCTATTTTTATGTAGTATTATTTACCTGTATCGAAACTATTGAGGATTTTATGGACTACAGCCAATACCCCAACAACCGCAAAGAAGCACAATTAGTGAAAGCAAAATACTATTTTACTGGCAAACCTTGTAAGCATGGGCACATAACACTAAGAAAAACCAAAGGCACCTGTGTGGAGTGCATGAGAATAGAATGGGCAAACCCTTCCGAAACGCGAAAAGCATATACTAATAAATACAATAAATCCGAATCTGGTAAGGCGAATAAACGCAGATACTATGAAGCTAATAAAGAGGATGTTATTGCCAGAGCAATAGCTAGACCCGATGCGGATAAGCATAGATATAGGATGAATTATAAAAAGAATGATCCAGATAAATACAGAGAATTAGTTGGGTTACGGCAACGCAGAAGAAAACAAGCTACTCCTAAATGGCTTACAGCAACACATAAAATGGAGATAAGGTTAAAATATAGGCTAGCTGCTGAATTAAGTCGTAGGACAGGAGTTAAATACGTAGTAGATCATATTATCCCTATGTTCGGTAAAACAGTTTGTGGGCTACATGTGCCTTGGAATTTAGATGTTATAACACATTCGGAGAATAGCAAGAAGTCCAACAAACTACTTGACATCCCCCACCTAAACATGGTATAAAGACTTTGTTACCGGGCTCCCCGGTTTGTTAGACTGTCCCGGCAGACGTATACGAGACTAACAAGCCACACTTCGTATAAAGGAAAATATCAATGGCAACCTCCACGTTTTCAGGCCCAATCAAAGCGGGTACTATCCCAGTCACCACAGGCACCACTCTAGGTACCGATGTAAAGAATACCGGGCAAGTTGTTATGGCTCAGTCCGAAAATATCACTCAAGCCTCTGCAGCAACCACAATTGTAATCCCTGCTAACAGCCAGATCATCGAAATCACTGTATATGTGAAAACCGCATGGACTGGCGTGGCGACTACATTCGGTGTGGGTACTACAGCCCTTGCTACTAAGTTCACAGCAGCTAGCGCCGCAGAAGGTGCAGCTATCGGTATCGTTTCTATTACCCCAAGTACAGATGCTACACGTACAGATGCATTCATTGACGTAGGTACTTCTGATGCTAAGATAGCAGTCACTTCTACTAATACTGGCTCAGGTGTAGGTGTAATCACAGTTCGCTACATACAAAATCTGAACCTGTCTTAATAGGAGGTCGTTATGACTATGCAAACTGACGTTAAGGCTAAGAACCTTACATCCACTGCAGCCTCAGCAATTGGGGTTCCTCGTGCACGTATCAGGGCGGTATATTGGGTATCTGGCGCTGCAGCAGGTTCGGTATCATTCAAAGATGGTAGTTCGAGCGGTACAGAACGTATAAAATTAGACACCCCAGCCCTTGCTACACATACTGGCTACTTGATATTCCCCGGCGAGGGGGTGTTGTTCAATGCCGACCCTTACGTAACTATCACAAATGCTACATCTGTGACTTTCTTCTACGGATAATGTATGGAGACAAAACCACAACTTAGTACAGAACGTGAACTCGCTAACCACGGCGCGGACATTAGACATTTGCAGGTGGATATGGACAAGCTAGTCTCCGATATGGAGGATATGAAAAAGACGTTAACCGCGATTAGTCTTACCCTCTCAGAAGCCAAAGGTGGATGGAAAGTTTTAATGCTTGTAGGTGGCGCAGGTGGAGCTCTTGGTGCTGGAGTATTGCAGGTAATTCACTATATAGCGGGTAAATAATATGATAATCAATGAAAACGGTTGGGGCAACGACCCCCAAGATAAACCGAAAGGCAAGAAAGATGCCCTCAAAGACAGCAAAGCAACACCGACTAATGGCGATGGTAGCCCACAATCCAAAGATGGCAAAGAAGTTAGGGATACCACAAAGCGTAGGTAAAGACTTCGTATCAGCCGATAAAGGCAAAAAATTCAAGGAGGGTGGCATGGCTACCAAGATGTTTGGCGGTAAAGAAACGAAAGCTGAAGAAACCAGAGAAGCTAAAGCTGTTAAGACTGGTAAGATTTCCCCTAACCAATACGCAAAGGGTGAGAAGTCCGAAGGACACAATGGTAAAGCTCTGGCTAAAGGCAAAGCACTCAAATCTGGTAAGCTCTCGGTTGGGGAGTATACAAAAGGAATGAAAGCTGGTGGAGTACCTACCGCTGACGAGATGGGCAATTTGGGGATGAGGAAGGGAGGTAAGGTTAAGAAGTACGCTGCTGGTGGTGCCATTAAACCCGCGCCCACGAAAGATAACGGTACCCCCACAGCCAAAGAACAAGCAGAGATGCGCAA